GACCCTGCCGGCGGCGAAGCTGCCGATGAAACCGCGGATTCTATCACAATGAAGAACGCTGGCTTGGAAGAGGTCGACGCTTATAAGCGCGACGATGATGACGAAGACAACATTAACGAACTCGTCGATGCGATCATGGAGAAACTTACAGTAGACATGGGTGCAGACTTGAGCGGCTGGGCAGGTCGCTCGTCTGAAGACCAGAAGTGGGCCATGGAAAAAGAATTAGCACATCGTAGAAGTACAGATGTGGAAGAAGATTTAAAGAATTTGAAGAAAGCTCAAGAAGAGTTGGTTTTTGAAAATAGCCAAGTCAACGAGCAAAATAATCAATATAAGCAAGCAGTTAATGAGCTTAAGGAGAATTTGCAAGATGTAAATCTTTCTAATGCTCGCTTGCTTTATACAAACCGGATATTAAGAAATACCTCCCTTAATGAGCGACAAAAAAATAAGATTGTCGAAGCGATTTCTGGCGCCGGTTCTGTGATGGAAGCACGAACGATATATGATACGCTTCAAAGCACAGTGGAGACCACTCCAAAGAAGGGTCCACAATCACTGAGCGAAGCAATTGGTCGCCGTTCGACCGTCATGCGGGCATCTCGCAAAGAGACGCCTAATTCCGATCCTATTTCAGATCGGATGAAAAAACTAGCTGGAATAAAATAAATAATCATAATTTAAATTTACAAAAAAAAGGAGGTGATTTAAATGTCTAGTATTATCGAAAGATTGACCGAAGGATGTGTCAATCGTGATATGCGCGCTGAAACCCACGCTCTTCTTTCCAAATGGGAGAAGACTGGTCTGCTGGAGGGTCTTACAAAAGATCGTCAAAAAACAGCTATGGCTCGCTTGCTTGAGAACCAAGCAAAAGAACTGCTTCGCGAGAGCAGCAGCATGGCAGCTGGAGATGTTGAGGGCTTTGCGTCCGTAGCATTCCCCATCGTACGCCGTGTATTCGCAGGCTTGATCGCAAACGATCTTGTCTCTGTTCAGCCCATGAGTTTACCCTCGGGTCTGATTTTCTTCCTGGATTTCGTCTATTCCCCCGACCTCGGTGGAAAGGCATCCGATGGAGCGAAGGACAGATTTGGTAACATTTCTGGTTCCTCGATCTATGGTGGTAACAAGGTTGGTTCCGAGATCACTGGTGGTCTGGGACTTGTTGGTAACTTGGCTCAGGATCGTCCTGGTCCTCGTACTGTTGGCGCAAGAGGTTATGCGTATGCATCTCCGAAGGCAGAGCAATCCGCTCCGGCTGCTGGTTGTGCTATCAAATCTCAGTGGGGTATTAACTCCGGTTCTGCTAACAGCAACGCAACCAATCAGAAGTTGATTGATTACGATCCGGATATCAATGCCCTTTCGGGTAGTTCGACAGACTACAAGGTTGTTGTTCTTGATGTCGATAAGACATGGTTCTTGACTGGATCCCAGAAAGCAGACTTTAACAATCTCGGTGCATTCGAGATCTCAGCTTCGGCTCTTGCTAACACATTGATCTGGTCTGGCGACGGTGGAACAAACATCTCGCACCAAGTCCGTCGGTTGACTCAACTTGTGAGCGCTGAAGACTCGGCTACCTCGACCAAGGCTGTTCGCTTTACGTTCACCGTGAATGCGGATTCCGGAATTGTCACCGTAGAAGGTGCGGGCGCAGGCGTTAGGCTTGCGGTCCAAACTCCAATCGTCGATACCTTCACTAATGCCGGCTCCGGTCGTCTTGGTGCAGTTGTTGGTGCTACCGAGTGGGGACTTGAGGGAAGCGCAGACATCCCAGAGATCGACATCAAAGTCGATTCCGTGGCTGTCACAGCGCAGACCAAGAAGCTCAAGGCTAAGTGGACGCCAGAATTGGGACAGGATCTTAATGCCTACCACAACCTTGATGCCGAGGTCGAGTTGACCAGCATCCTCTCTGAGCAAATTGCTCTTGAGATTGATCGCGAGATCTTGGGTGACCTTGTAAATGGAGCAACTGCTTCTACTTACTACTGGTCGCGCTCACCGGGTCTCTTCGTTAACCGTGCAACCGGTGCTGAAATTGGTGCGTCCTCTGCGGCTCCCGACTTCACTGGTACGGTTTCCGAGTGGTATGAGACTCTTGCGGAGACCATCAATGATGTGTCTGCACAAATCCATCGTAAGACTCTACGTGGTGGAGCTAACTTTGTCGTCTGCGGACCTGAAGTTGCAAACATCCTTGAGTTCACCGCTGGATTCCGTGCTTCCGTCACCCACGACGATGACTCTGGATCCATTGGAGCCGTTAAGGTTGGTTCACTGAGCAAGAAGTTTGACGTCATTGTTGACCCATACTTCCTTCGCAACGTGATCCTCGTTGGTCGTCGCGGATCCTCTTTCCTTGAAAGCGGATATGTGTACGCACCGTACGTGCCACTGCAAACTACACCAACGATCTTCGGCGTCGAAGACTTCGTGCCCCGCAAGGGCGTGATGACTCGCTACGCTAAGAAGATGGTTCGTCCTGACCTCTATGGTCTTGTTATTGTACGCGGACTACTTGGTGAAGCCGGCGCTATCGCTTAATAATTAAGTTAATAGCCAATAAAACGTAAAGCCTCCTTCTTCGGAAGGGGGCTTTCGTACGTTTGAGACTATATATTAGAGATAAAAGGAACCATAGAAATGTCCGTTACAGTTACAACACAACATAATCCCCTTGCAGCTAGAATAGTACAAGATACCTCCGCAGACAAAACCGCACAAGACAATACAACCCAGGCCGCAGGCACCCTTTATATGGTCGAGATTGACAATACCAACGCATCCGGCTCTGAAGTGGTTTATTTTAAACTTGTGGCCGCTACATCTTGCACTCCGGGCACCACAGCCCCTACTATGGTTTTCTATTGTCCCAATGGCGCCAAACGTAGTTACGTCTTTCCCGAAGGGATCGCCTTTAGTAATGGATTTAGTCACTGGTGTGTTACCGGCGCAGCCCAGTCCGACGATACGAACCCCACAAACCCTCCGGCTGTCAGATATGTGACCAGCGCCAGTTAATTGAGCCTATTATAACAAATTAAGTTGTTTTGCTGTGTAGTCTTTCAAGGATGCACAACTATATACCAACAGAAGACCAAAAGGTCTTTTCCTATGTTTAATGACATGAATAAAAACGGAGGGTTATAAAATGGGAACAAAAAGAGTAGGCTTGGCTAGAACCCAAGCATTAATTGAGGGACTAAAAAGAGAACTTACAATGGGAACTTCTGTCTTCAGAGGCAGAGGGTTCCAAGCTGTTTCGACAGCAGTTACCGCCGCTGTGGCTGGCGCTGACATCCCAGCAGGAGCTTCACACGTCACAGTGACTTCGGGGAATGCAGACCACTGGGTAAACTTGCCGGCACCAGTTGTTGGTAATATTATTAATATTTCTGTTGGTTCTACTGCTTGCGAATTACGCACCACTGCACCCGCAACGATTGCAATCAATGGCGGTACCGCCTCCAATGCCGAATCAGCATTGCCGGCTAACTCATACTCAGTTCTAATTTGTACATCTGCTACAACTTGGATTGGTTATGAGGTATCTTCAGTTGGCGCTGTTTCAGCTGTTGAGGTTGCTGGTTAATCTGAAGATTAAATAGGTCTTTACCTTGCCCCCTTCCCTTTCGGGTTGGGGGTTTTTTCTTGATTAAAAAGAAAAGCTGCTTACTATTTATGGTATGTCTTCTATAGAAAATATCGAACTCTTAAAGCGCATAGATTATAACGAAGAGAGAATGGAAGAAATCGAAGATCTGGTGAGAGCTAATAGTGAACTCCTAGAAGAGATAGCGAAGCAGGTTATTGAAATAAAGGAAGCCATATCACAACCCCAACTGCCAAATCTATTAGGATTGCTTTAAGCAAAAACCTCGATCTACCAATTTTTTTCGGCGCCCATTTTTTGAGATTTTCGTTTTGTTATTTTAAAACTACTTATTAATGGACAAAACACAAGGAGTTCCACATGGGAAAGAAAAGAAGAATGCTCTCATCAAAGAGGAAATTCGGCACGAAACACAGCAGCCACCCCCGCATGAGGCATATCATGAAAACTGAAGAGACTGAATCAGCGGTAGTCACCACGACGATCACAGAGCCCGAGGTAGTAACACCGATCATAGCCACCACTCCTCCGGAGATCAAAACAACACCGCCGGTACTTGAGAATGCGGTCACTCCGGCTATAACTTTAAAATCAACAGAGACGACAACCGTAGTGGAGAAAACAGCTGCTGCCCCTATTATTAAGAAGGCCACGCCGATCAAGAAAAAGGCACCCGCAAAAAAGACTCGCAAAAGCACCACAAAATCCAAAACAATTTCACGAAACGCATAAAATAAACGTTTATGTCGATTGATTTGAGTTTTGTAAGCGTCTTTACTATTTATTCCTAGGAGGGATCGTGTGTGCCAACCAACCTCAATCCAAAATCAGAAACCAGCGCAGTTATTTTAACGAGCACGGGTAGCGCCAAGAAGGTCACCGCCGCGTGCCCGATTGGGTTTTATACCGGATCTGTCAATTTCTTAAGCGGCGCCAGCATGCAGGTTGCCTATGTATATAAGAAATTAGGCGGTGATGTAGTAGATATTGAGCTAACGCCGGGAAATGTGTATGCTGCTTATGAAGAAGCAGTCCTAGAGTACTCTTATATCGTTAACCTACACCAGAGCAAGAATGCACTTTCTGATGCCCTAGGAGACACCACAGGAACCTTTGATCATCGCGGCGCGCAGCTAAAAGGGCCCACAGGCTCTAACCTGAGATATCCAAAATTTCAGATGTCCTATGCCAAGAAGGTGGGGGATGGTTTAGCTACTCTCGCTAACATGGGCGGCACGACACCGATCTATTCAGGTTCGTTTGTACCCAGACAAGACGCGCAAGATTATAACCTGCAAGCGATTGTGGAATCTGCGTCTACGAGCGGAAAAGACGAGGCAGGAAGACCGGTCTCCTACTCCGGAAAAGTTGAAAACAACAGAATCTTTATCACAAAAGTCTTCTTTAGATCCCCTCGCGCCATGTGGCGCTTTTATGGATATTATGGAGGCATTGGAGTTGTAGGCAATTACTCCACATATGGACAGTTTGCGGATGATTCTACTTTTGAGATTATCCCAACGTGGCAGAACAAGATGCAGGCTATCATGTACGAGGACTCTTTATTTACTCGAACATCTCATTATTCTTACGAGCTTAAAAACAATATGCTGCGCCTTTTTCCGAGCCCAAGTCTGTTTCCCTTTATGAATAGTGAAATATGGTTTCAATTTTATGTTGAATCTGACTCAACTGCATTGGGCGCCGGATACGATGATGGGATGAAGGGTGTCAATAATATGAACTCCCTACCTTATGGCAATATTCCTTTTAGAAATATCAACTCGATAGGAAAACAGTGGATTAGAAAATATTCGCTAGCACTCTGCAAGGAGATGTTAGGGCAAATTCGAGGAAAGTTTACCACCATCCCCATTCCAGGTCAAGCGGTCACCCTCAATCATGCAGATTTGTTGAGCCAAGCCAAGACTGAACAGCAAGAATTAAAAGATAAGCTATTAGAAATCCTTACCAGTATGGAATACACCGAGCTTATTAAAAAGGATAGCGAAAAATCTGAGGCAGCCGCTACAACCTTCAAGAACTCTCCGTTGCCAATTTTTGTGGGATAGTAAGACATGTCAGACGAGTGGAAAAGACCCGCACAGCCGCCACCCCCGCTGTTCCTAGGTAAAAAAGAACGAGATCTTGTAAAGCAGGTTAACGATGAGCTTATTGAAAAGATCATCGGACAACAGATCTTGTATTATCCGATCGACATGGAGCGAACAGATTTTCACGAACTCTACGGAGAAGCAATCAATAAGACCTATTTACCTCCCGTCCGTGTATATGCGCTGGTTGAGTGGACCGACTTTTCAACGGATTACTTAAAAAGTGCCGGCATAGATAAAACGTGGTCGATAAATGTCCACTTTCACAAAAGAAGGCTCGAAGAAGATCAAGATCTATATGTGAGAGAGGGCGACTTTGTTTTATATGGCGATTATTACTACGAGATAGTCAAATTAACCGAAGCGAGTAAGCTTTTTGGGCAAGTTGAGCACGGTTTTGAGATTAGCGCCATATGTAAGAGAGCAAGAAAGGGATTATTCGATGCTACCTGATAACTTTGATTTCGCAATGCTTCCTGACCTCCCTTCAACTGGTTCGGCGGGTCTAAAAGAAGTTGGGATGCTCGCCTCCAACATTGAAAATATAGATTATGCGATAATGTCGTGGGTGAAGGAAGACCTAGATCTGCAAGCTGTTACCAACGAAGGAAGAAAGACGGTCCCTGTGCTGTGGCAAGTTCCAGAGCGCTCGTTTCAGATTAAAAATAAGAAAGAATTGAGAGATGATGGAGACGCTTTAAAACTTCCCCTGATTAGTGTCGAGCGCACGGCCGTGACTAAAGATCCTGAACGCAAAGGCGCCTTCCAAGCACAAATATACGCGAATGAAAAGAACGGACGCTCCGGACGCATGGTTATCGCCAGAAGAATTTTAGAAGATAAGACTCGCAATTTTGCGGTTGCATCTCAAATGAGAAGGCTCCCCAAAGACACCAAACACCAGCTTTACTATCCGAGAGAAAATAAAAAGATTGTTATCCAAACACTGTCAATCCCTATACCCATTTATGTGACTATAAATTATAAGATTGCAATAATAACAGAATATCAACAGCAGCAGAACGATCTCCTAGCCCCATTTATCGCCCGGCCGGGACAGATTAACGCTTTCGCGATGACACGAAATGGACATTTATACGAAGCCTTTATAGACAGCGAGTTCACACACACCAATAACGTGTCAGACTTAGCTGAGGAAACTCGCCAATTTATGACTGAAATAAATGTTAAAGTATTGGGATATCTTATTGGTGAAGGCG